CTTAGTGCTTCATTATTCCACATTTGCATATTGTACAATGGACAATACTCAATATCATTATCATAAAAATATTTGAATACATCATCTTCTTGCCAATCAAATATAGGTTTGCACAATTTTGCACGTTCAGTACCGTTAGTGTTGTTGATATAATTTTCATGTAATTTCTCCATGCATGAACCATAACGTCTTAAAGATTCACTAGCACGTATTCCATTCACGAATGCTACCTTACCTTCAAATAGACTTGCAGTGTATGCATCCATGTTTAGTTTATCGAAAACGTGTGTATGAGTTATAGCATGTGAAGGTATCGGTCTAACGTGTTCCCTGTTAGCATCCCATTGTACGTATGTCTGTGTTTGACCTAGAACATATTTGGTTGCATAGGTAGGAACACAAAAATAAAACATATCTATCCATTTCTTTTTTCTATATTCGTTAACAAAATCTATAACAACATTTGGTATGAGTTCTTCGTCTCTGAACACAACGTTTATTTTTTTTATCCCTCTGGAATCTGCGACTTCTTTACATAAGTGCAACGTTGCCAAACTATCTTTACCACCACTGAACATTACAACAACAGTGTCAAATATATCGTAGATATGATTGATTCTTTTTATAGACTCATCGTAAACATTTGTATCTATAAATTTTCTAGTCTTCTTTAATACCATTGTCTTTTAAAAATTTATCAATTCTGCTCGAATGAGTATCCATATCACTATACTCATGTTTTAAATCTTTTAAGAACTTGTACCATAGTTTTTGCTGACTCTCGTTATCAAAAACCAAACTATAAGATATTTGAGGTATACTTAGTTTATCATCTCCTTTGTAGTGGTCGTCTGACAAATCGAACTCACGATAATCTATACCCATATCTGTAGGTGTAAAACCAAAATCTTCTAATTCTTCTATGTTGAATCTGTTGCTCAACATTTCCATGTCAAAATCACCTGCGATATTTTTATTAAGTCTAATGTTAAGTTCATCAACCTCTGCTTCATTTAAGATTCTATTGGGTATATAACAGTCTACTCTTTGTATCTTCGCTAGAGTCAATGCTTTCTTACGACCATGACCACCTACAATTGTTAAGTCTCTGTTAACTACTAATGGTTCTGCTACACCAAAACGTTTTATGCTTTCGGATAAGTGTTTGAGTTTTTCGGGAGTTATGATACGAGGATTGAACTCGTATTCTTTTAGAGAAGATACCTCAAGTTCTTCTACTGACCATTTTAAATCAGATGTCGTCATAACACTTTGTATCATTATTCCATGCAATAGTAAACTCAGAAACTACACCTTGCACATCTACTTCTCTGACTTTAGCTATTCTTATCTTTGTGCATCCACGTTCATAATCTCTTGTAACTATAATTCCAACATCACATTTATTTGCCCAGTGTGCTGTGCCCGAAATTTCAAAAAGACTTTTGACTTCAAATACACCATCTGCATTACGTATCTGTTTAGTTGGGTGTGCGACCATAAATGTAACTGTTTCAGTTTCTCTGTTAAATCTTTTAATCTTAGATATTAGCACCGATATATGTTCGTCTTCTCGAAGATTATTACGTGCAGGACATATCTCATTATAAGGGTCTAACAACATACCATCTATGTCATAAACTTCTTTTACCTTACGTGCTCTATCTAGAATCCAGTCAATGTTCGGAGATTCTTCTGACTTGTCTAAAAAATAAAAGTGTTCTTGTATAAACTCAATTGCTTCAATGACTTCTGATTCATTAACACGATTTTTAAACATAATATCGAATGGTTTTTTACAATACTTTTCAATGAGACGTTTTAAGTTTACTGTACTGTTGTGCTCTGGTGAAAATATTAAATATTTAAAGTTGTGCATTTTAGCAGTTCTCATCAACACGTCATACGTCCATGATGATTTTCCACAATTGGGGATGCCTGTGATTACCATGAAGGAAGGTTTTATTATTTTTATACAATCTTTTGCATTATCGAAACCTATGTCATATCTTTTTTGTGATTTACCTTGATATAATTGCCACAATGGCTCGGTTAAGTCTAGTGCTCGATATACACCATCAATTTTCTCACTCATTTATACTCCTACATTGCTATAAAATTTTTATTTTTTGTTTTCTTTTTAAATATATCAGATGGTTTACGTTGTGTAATATTTTCACTTTTACTTATATTAGTATTATGTGCAAATTTTTCACATCGTAAAAAGTATCTGTTAATCTTTTTTAAACCTTGTTTAGTTCTTACAACTCTTACTAATCCTTTCTTTTCTAATGTTTTGAGATTAGATACAACCGTCCTTCTCGTGCAATGAGCATGATAAGCAATATGGTCGTGTGATGGATAACAAGAATTTTCCGAATCAGCATAGTTAGCTAGAATCAGCAGAATCAACTTACCAGTGGTTGACTCTGCTGACTGTCGTATAGCCCAACTCATTGCTTGGAAACTCATTATCTACGACTCGATAATGTAACTGACAGATTATCTGCAGTAGCATAAAAATCATCTGCAGTTATCTCTCCCTTCGTTGCCTGATAAATAATGTCCATATTTCTACGATTAGGAATCCTCAAGCCGTATTTATACTTGTTGAGGGTGTCTTGTTTTATCCCTGTAACCTCAGAAAACTTAGACATTGGAAGGCTCTCTTTTTCAAGATACTCTTGCAATTTCACGTTGTCCTCCTGTTTCGCTTGATTATACAGTAATCTGACGGACTGTCAATATGACAATTCGTACTTGATTAGCCTTGTTATTAGTGTCATAATTGATGCACATTTAATCAAATATATGGAGTTACAAATGATATATTTAATAGTACATAAGACCGAATATGATACATATTCTGTCGCACCAAAATGCACACCTTATAAAAATGCTGATGATGCAGATGAGATGTGCGATGTTCTTAACAAAACCAAAACTAGTGATAAAGAGTATTGGACTGTTATTGAACTTCCCGAAGAAAAAAACTTGGAGGTAGTAAATAATGGATAAAGTTACAATTAAAGGTGCTTTGCTCAAAGCACGTAAAGAAGTGATTGAAACTACTTTAATTAAAAGTGCTAAAGGTGCATTCAAAAATTCTTATACACCTTTACCCGAAATTATTAAAGTTGTAGAACCAATTTTATTGAAACACAACATACTTTCAATCTTTAATGAAGCAACCGATTATACTAACAGTGAAAAACCGAATGAGGCTAAATTCACTTTGACTTTGTATCATCCCGAGACAGATACAAAAATGATTAATAGTATACGTGTTGAGTTAGAGAAAAGAACACCTCAAGGTAAAAGAAGTGCTTACACTTATGCACAACGTAGCCTTTATGAAAGTACATTAGTAATCAATAAAGAAGATGATGATGCAACCGACACAATGACCGTGCAGGAACTTGATGAAGCAATTGCATCTTTGTCTAGGAAAAAAAATTCGTTGAGCAGAAGAACTGCACAACCTTCAACTAACGGACACAACCCGTTTGGAGAAAATAAATGACCGAGAAACTCAATGAGTTTTTAGGAAGTGAGACTGAGGTTATCTATGGTAGCCTCAATCCACCTCGTAAAAATACAAATGATGAAATGATAGATACCATCGTGCAAGACGGAAAAATAAAAGATGGTTCAGAATACGGGAAACACGTTAAAGTCATCGAATCAACATCTCAAGCAGGTAACCAAGTTTTTTATTTATATGAAAAAGTTGGTGCAGTCTTTGCAACATCTAAAGAAGAAAACAAAGACCTTGTTCTTCAAGGTGAAATGTCTTTAGGTGGACAAGATAAATTTGTGCAAGGATATAAAAAACTAAATGAGAACGGTGAAGAATGGATAAGTCTTAGCATTTATCCTAAACGTGATGGAAGTAACTAATACATTATATGGTGCACAATTGATTCCAGTATCTCAAAAAGATAGAATGATTGCTTTCACAGAACTATCTAAAGGTATTGGAATCAAAACCGATGCTAACGTAAAAAGTTATTTGTTAGATTACAGACGAGTAGATATGTGGAGAATTCCATTAGACTCGGGTATTGGAGAAATATTTAAAAGAGTTGGCGATGATGCTAACAAAGCATTCAATTATAATGTTAATGACATAGGTGATATTCAATATTTAGAATACAAAGTTGGGGATTATTACAACATACATTCTGATATTGATAATGGACAAGCATGTCAAAGAAAAATTAGTATGTCGTGGGTACTGAATTCTGATTATGAAGGAGGAGACTTTAAGATATACGAGCACGGTGATTCTACCGTAATTAATTTAACACCATCAAACGTTTTAGCATTCACTAGTTTTTATAATCATTCAGTGAGCATGGTAACTAGTGGTATACGTAAAGCATTAGTTTGTTGGTACATAGGAGATAGTTGGAAATGAATATAATACAAAAACATACAGACGATGGATTGAGATATTATGACGTAGATGGTAAACACTATGCTAGTGTTACCGAAGTTGTTAATCATAAAGGTAGTGTAGGTCTACAAATATGGAGAGATAAACTAGGTCATGATGTTGCAGACTATGAAATGAAACGTTGTGCTAAACGTGGTAGTGATACACATAAATTAATCGAAGATTATTTGTTAGGAGAAAAATCTAAAGATAAACAGGTATTGCCAACTGGTTTGTTTGCTCTTATGAAACCTCACCTAGATAGATTATCTGTTATTGTTCTAGAATCAAAACTTTACAGTCATAAATTAAGGATTGCAGGTACAGTGGATTGTATTGCATTGGATAAAGAGACTGGCAAATTAACGGTCGTAGACTTTAAAACATCTAATAAGAAAGGAAAAGTAAGAACGGAACATTGGTTACAGACCACTGCTTATGCATTAATGTGGATGGAGATGCATCCGACAGACAATGTTGAGCAATTGATAATCATAAAAGCAAGTGAAGATGGATATTGTGTAAGCACATCTAGTGATTACCTTCCATACGTTTCTACTTTGAAAACTTATATAGACGATTACTATAAAATGATGGAGGTGCAATATGACAATTAAAAAAGAAGACTTGCCCGAACGTAGACGTGTGATGAACCGTGAAGTAAAAAAATGGACTGCATCTACCGAAGAAGTTATTGCAAGACTTGAGGAAACTTTAGCACATGGTAGAAAACAACTGAAACATAATCAAAGATTATTTAATGAAGCAATGCATAAAGAAACATTCAACTGTGAACTAGCTTATGCATATATAATGGCAATGAACAGTACAATTGATGCAATAAATTCGTTAGAGCAGTTGTTAAAATCTACACAATTAGGTAAAGATACTAGTTGACAGTTTGTCATATAGTGCTATATTTAAAGATACTAAAATTTTAGGAGTATTAAAATGATAGTAAAACCGATAGGAAAACCGAGACGTAAGAATACGACTCGGAGAAAAAGAAAGGCACATGTGCCGAAGGATAAAAGCAGGTCGTGGTATCATCCGTTATCTGTTGCAACATTGAGAAAACAACAGATGAAAAATAAGGTTGAAGATGTATAATCCAATTACAGATTTCATTTGTTATGCTCGAGAAAAATACGGTGATGTCAATTCTACGTGTTACAAAAATGATGGTATATGTTGTTGTCATGAAGACAGAGAAATTATAGGAAAATCACATTTAGGAGACGGATGTACTCCTGCTGACTCTATAACTTATGAACGTATGCTTTACATAAAAGAACATAAAAATGAAATAGAAATCAATCAACAAAAATTAGAAGGTAAATAATATGGACTACATAAAAATAATTCAAAACTTAGAAGACAAAATTCAAAACTTTTTCGATGGTGATTCACAAATAAGTGAAAAAGAAAACAATATGAATGAAACTGCATTACAACACTTTAAAAGAAATTTTGGTAAAAAGAAAAATGGACAAAGTAAATAATCCAAGTCATTACACATCGGGAGATATTGAATGTCTCGATGCAATGAAATCTTGTTTATCAAAAGAAGAATTTAAAGGTTTTCTTCGTGGAAATATATTTAAGTACACATGGAGAGCACCTTTAAAGAACAAAGTTGAGGACTATAAGAAGGCTCAATTTTATTTAACAAAACTAATAGGAGAAGAAAATGGCGAGTAAAAAACTTAACAAAACGGAAAAAGTATCTAGACATTTATTGAAACATGGTTCTATAACATCTTTAGAAGCATTCAATAAATGGACTGCTACTAGACTGTCTGCAATTATTTATAATCTAAGACACAAACGTGGTTTCATTATTGAGAATGAAGATATGAAAACTAAGGACGGAACTAGATTTGCTAGATACGTTTTTAAAGGAGTACAATAATGATAGACAAAATAGTTGAGTATTGTGATAACTTACCCGATATAATAAAAGCAGTTTTATTTGTAAGTGTGATTTCAATATTTTGGAGTATAGTGTTATAATTAACTTTCTAATATTTCGCAATTTATAACGTTTTTGTGTGGTATATTAGATTTTTACTCCTATCACCGAGACCCTTAGAAGAAATTTTAGGGGTCTCTTTTTTAGGGGGTATCTAAGTACCACCCCCCTATCGAAAAACGTCAAAATGAGGCTATTACGAGGTCAAATTGCTTCCGAACATGCGAAACTGAACCCGTAAACACTGTTTTCGTTAGATTTCCAACCTAACTCACCCGTGTCCATTCTCATCACACATTTAGTATTTTCATAGATAACAGTCGAATTATCTGTCAATGCAGTTTTCAATGGTGGCTCGATTTGTAGTGTCGCTTGACCCGATGCATTTGTGTTAATGTCATCTGTAATAATATGAAGTTTAGACGTTGCACCCGAGCCAAATTGAACATAATCTCCCTTCTTAAATGCATTAGTTATTGATGCACCTAAACCATCGACTGCAACCGAATACACCCCAATCGCATGAGCACCGTTAACTAACATAGTACCTGTTGCACTTCCTTGAATAGTTTTGGCATCAGCGTCTCCGAGTAAAAATGTTCCACGCCTACCGTGAAGTTGTGAAAAGAAAACTGTCCATGCACCTGCTTCATCTCGTTTCATTGGGGGTAATGTTACGACTGCAATCCATCTACAACCCAAATATTCTGATACTTGTTGTGAATAAGTGAACGGACTTTCTGTGATACCAACTGCTCTAGATAAACTCCATTCTTGAGTAGCAACAGAAGGTGAACTAGGTAAAACTAATGGATAACTAGGAACTGTCATCTATCCACCAAACGTCCTTGCAAAACTTCCACCACGTTGTCTAGTTTCTGCTACTGCATTTATAGTTTGTTCTTTTATTTGTGGTAACAAATTTAAAACTTCTGCTCTAACTGTTGGCACGATTCCTGTACTGAATGAAATATTTTGTACAACGTTAACTGAACCACCCAATTGATTATTCGGAACTATGTTTCCTGCACTATGTGGTACAAACATTTCAGCACCTCTCTCACCAACTAAATGAGGTTTATTTGGTGCAACGAAACCACCTGTTGCTTTTGGTATTAATGAACCTAATATTGCAGTACCTATAGACTTTAAGAACCCACCACCACTGCTTGTATCTAAAGATTTTTTTATAGAATCTAATAATGGTTTTAAAATTAACAATTGCACAATCAAACTTACCACTTGTGATACTACGTTTTGAAAAATACTTTTCATTGCATCTTTAAAATCTTGTCCACTAGCTACTGCATCACCGAATGCATCACCGATGTTAACAACTGCTTTATCAAATATTTTTTCAAACTCTACAGATTCACCTTTGAGTGTTTGAAATGCTTGTTCAAATTTTTGTTCAAATTCACTAGTTTCTGTTTTTGCATTTTTAAGTTTTTGTTTGTAATCTTCAAATTTATTTGTAACACCATCAACATCTAAACCTAGTATCTCAAATATGTCTCGTAGTTTCTGATGCTCTTTGGCATTTTGTTTTGCTGTGTCGATAACTCTCTCATACTCAAAGCCTATCATGTGATTTAACTCTAATAATGCCTGAGCCCTATCTTCTTCTGTTGCCATAGCTTCTAGATTTTGTTTTCTTGAAGCAGTAACTAAACCTATCGTTGCTAACAATCCAATCATTGCTATATTCAAATTCTTGATAAAATTAAGTGTCCTAACTGCAACTGAACCTGCCAACAAAAGAAATAAACCTTCAAATGCATCTTTAATAGTGTCGAGATTTTTTACTATTGAAGCAGTTAAATCTGCTAAATCACGTCCTACTTCTCTACCAAATTCTTCTATTGCTTCTTGATTATTTGCGAGAGTTTGGTCTAAATCACCAAACTGTCTTTTGAGTTCAACCATGAATTCTTCTGCAATTGATTTCCTAAAACTAAATAATTTGTCTCCGAGCATTGATAAAGTACCAGTAAGTGTTTTAGCAAAATCTGCCATAACATTACCAAACTCTCCGTCTCCAGAGAATTTTTCTTTGAATGCTTTTATTGTGTCATTGATAGAAACTTTAACACCTGCATTGAATCCTAACATTGCACGTACACCACGTTCTCTGAATACATCTGCTGATGCAATACCACCTGCAAACGACCTCTGTATCTGTTCACTGGCTTGTCTAAAATCTAAACCAGTTGCAGATGCTACATTTCCTGTGATTTCTAAAACTTCTGCTAGTTCATTGGCATCTTTTGATACAACTGCTAAGTTTCCCGATGCTTGTTGTATTTCTTCTAAACTGAATGGAACACGACTAGCGAACTTGACCATTACATCAAATGCTCTTGCACCTTCTTCTGCAGTTCCAAATAATGCTTTTAATCTGACTTGTAAGTTTTCTATTTGTATACCGACATCAACAACTTTTTTAATTTGAATGACACCGAATACACCTGCTAGTAATCCACCAAATTTAATTACACGACCACCTAAAGTATCAAGTGAATCACCTAATCTTCTGAAGTCGTTACCCATTTTTTTAGAACCACTACCTACTTTTCGTTTAGCATCATCTAAACCTTTCTGTAGTGAACTAAGGTCAGCTTCAATCTTTACAATTAAATTATCTAATTCAGTAGCCATACTTAATAATCGGGGTACATCTCCATTAATTTATCTAGTTCGTTCCTGTCCATCTTATTATCTTTACCACCATTATATTCTTTGAATCCATTAATGGCTAGTGAGATTTCGTATACAGACATATCCCAAAAATCTCTAGGTGATAAGTTCATCATGCCTACAACAACTTCATACCACCTATCTATTGGCAGTCCTACATCATCATCTATGGGTTCGTTTTTTTTTCAGAATCAGAACTATCTTTAGTATCGCTTGTTGTTAATGCTAGAGTTATTAACTCACCACAAATTTTAATAGCTTCTACTAAACCTACTTCGGCTACTAATTCTTTAACATCATTGTCTTTTGTATCGTTACCACCTGCTCTTATTGATAAAGTAAGTATAGATATAACATCAGTCATAGATAAATCACCACCACTAAGTTTTTGTCCTACTTTAAGGATAGAACTTCCTAATGCTTCTTCTATCCTTATAACTGTGTCTAAAGACATTCTAGCTTTAAAAGTTTTATCACCAAAATTAAGTGTCTTTTCTGCTTTTAACGTGTTTATGCTCATTTTGTTTTTTCTCCTTTCTGATTAAAATTTTTATTACTTCATCTCTATCACCAACGTTTGTTAGATTAGATATTGTATAAGAATCTTTATCAATTGTTATTTCTTCATTTAGGCAAGACAACCATTTATCAAAATATGGCAGTTCGACTTCAATTGTATCTTCACCAATATTTACATTGGCTTGATATGTTATCTTGCCTACGTTAACTTTTTTTTCTATCCACATTATACAGTCGCTATTGTAATCGCACCTGCTGATTCAAAACTCAAACTATATTGAACCGAATCATTATAAGTACCACTGTATTCAATTGATGCAACTTGGAATGCACCAGTGAATGTATTGTAGTCAGGTACTAAAAACTGAAAGTTTGTAAAACTGGCACCATCGAATGCCGTCAATACAGACTGTTCACTAGCTGAATCTGTGAATACACCACTACCTGAGATGGTAAATGATTTTACTCCACCTTGAGCCATAAGTGTACGAACTCTAGACGAATCTTTATTTGTTACATCAACTGTTTCTTGGTTGATTGCGATTGAGGTATCACGTAAACCTGCGACTGTTGTAAATGTCTCAGGACTACCACCATTCCCAATCTTCACTAGAAGTGATGCACCTTTTTGTACTGCCATAATATATCTCCGTAATTATTAACTGTCGTATACGATAAAATCTATCGTAATAATTCCATGTCTAGTCAGATTATCGCTTTCTACTATCGTTGCAGTATTTACTACATAAGATACTACTGACGATGCTGACGTTACTGAAATTGTACTCCCATTAAAGATGTTATACAACCTCTCCATAATCTCTTTAATCTCCTTCTGACCTCTGTATTGAGACCATACTTCTATGTCAACTCTGTGCTCATTCCCGTCTAATGTTTGTGTGCCTATATCTGTAGAAGTTTCTAAACCAATACGTACGTATGGATATGCAGTATCTTGAGGAACATTATCAAATATTTTGTTGTTGCCAACTAAAGTATCTAAAGCAGAATCATTAGATAATGTAGTAAAGATAGCTGACTGTAAATCAAAAGAATGAAATCCCACTATACTCTCACTTTCAAAAGATTAATCATTTTCTTTGCCATATTGACAGTCGTCCGATAAGCATGAGAAGTTTTGCTCATAAATGGTCTATCCATATCTTCGAGAGTTTCTGCATAATCAACATTCGCTGAAACTTTGGCTACGAATCTTGATAGTTTTCTTAAATCCATACTTTTTGTTAAATCACTGGTATCAACTGCAGGTGCTTCACCTACTGCTGATGCAATGTGATTCTTTTTTGCTTTAGTTTTTTTGTATGTCTTACCAGTTTTAGCAAACGTAAAACTTCTTTGAACTTCATTTTTAAAAAATTGAGAAATAGAGTCTACATATCTTTGTGCATTGTTCTCATATTTTCTTTTTACCTCACGATTACGTCTCGGTAGTTTGTTAATAATTCTAACACTAACACTCACGTTGCAACTCCTTCTGTCGCTAAAATTTCCTGAAACTTTTTTCTACCTTCGACTAAGTCTTTTATATCTGTAATATCAAAAGTTTTAGAGTCGTAAGATATTCTGTGTTTTTTTGTAAGTGAAGAAATATATCTTATTGTAAATCTATAAGAGTTAGTTCCTCTAATTTGGTCTCCAAAAACTGATTCGCTTCCAGATAAATTTTCAGCTTTTGCCCATACTGTGTTCGATGTAGAAAAAGATGCAGTCTGTCCTCCTCCTGCGTCCATAGATGTAGACAAACTCTGTAATGCAATTCTATTTCGCATCTGCCCAATCAATGACACTAGACCATACCTCCGTAGTGTGCAGTTCCACGATATGGGTTCGTAGAAAATTGTCTTATAACGTATGGAGTTAAAAGTTGTGTTGCACCATAAGGTGCTAAAACATTTTTACCATCCAACAAATCTCCACGATGCTCAAACAAAAATGCTAAGTAAATTAAACATGCATGTTTGATATCTTGAGGTACTGCAGATTCGCCACCGAATCCTGCAACGTAAGTTATCTCAAGTGCATTCGCAACTCTCAATCCTGTTGGGTAAGATTCGCCTTGACGTAAAACTAATCTAGCAGGAACACTTGCACTGTCTAAATAATATTTACTAGATGCAAAAGTTGATTCTGTATCTGCATCATCATAATATTTTACATTGGATATAGATGCTACTGGGCTTTCGGGTAAAATAATACTACGTCTAGATATGTCTTGGTCTATTCCTAAATAAAATCCTTCGTGTAAAGGTATGTCGACATCATAAATACTATCAATAGAAAGTTTTAAAGTTTGTGTTGTCAAACTTCTATGTGTGTATCGCTTTGCCCAATTGTGCGACATCTTTAGCATGTTTGTTAACACTGTGTTGTCGTCCGTTCCGTCAACTCTCAACCAGTTTTTTGCTTCGGTCAATGTTATAGCAAATTCTGTCTCTGCTGTTACTACTGATAATCCTGCCATAAATCCCTCTAAAAAATTTTGAATATGGGTCATTTTATCCAAAAACCGTCAAAAAAGCCAAAAAAATCGACTTTTTTAGCCAAATTATGACGATTTGTCTTTGCATAGGACATAAAGTCATATATACTGTAGGTATACAAAACGTTAACTAGGAGTTAAAAAAATGAGAAAATTTGGAGTAGAAATAGAGTTTATATGCAGTAAATCACAAAGTGAAATCTGCAGAATCATAAACAGAGATACAGGCATTGAATGTGTACCTGCAGGTTATAGCGACAGAGACACTTCTAAATGGAGAATGAAAACTGATGGTTCTTTATCACGTGGTGGTCTTGAATTAGTAACACCAATATTGTCAGACATGGAGGACTTAAAAAAATTACAAGAAGTAATAAAAGTCTTAGATGTACACGGTAAAGTAAATTCAAGTTGTGGTATACACGTTCATACTGATGCACGTAACACTTCAACATTACAAGTTAGAAAACTTATGAAGTACATTGCTAAGTATGAACTTGCAATGAACAAATTAGTTTCTAAATCAAGACGTGGAAGTTCACGTTGGTGTTCAGATAATTATCAAAATGTAAGAGATAATCGTCTTATGGATTTCAAAACACCTACAGAGTTTTTTGTTCATCTTAATGGAATGTCAAAACGTAAACTTGTACGTAGCATTACTGGTACAAGATATTACAAATGGAATTTCCAAAACTACATGAATCATGGTTCAGTAGAAAACAGAATGCATCAAGGTTCTTTGAATGTAGAAAAAATTACAAACTGGATTTTACTTAATCAAGCAATGGTCAACTGTGCTTTTGACGAACGTGGTACTAGAGTACTTAGAACAGAATCATGGGAGGACTACAGTTTGAATCGTATGTTAAAAGAACTTGTTGTTAGAGGTTACTTGAACAACAGTCAAAAGTCTTACTTCCTTGACAGAGCAGAGGCTTTAGCATAATGCGATACATTAATACACTAACAGAAACATCTTACAAGTCTCAAAACAAAGTAGACCTTGCTCACGAAATGTACTCAACATCGTGGGTAAGGAGTGATTGTAAGAATGTTTATGACTGGTGCAAGGGTGCATCATTCAGATTATTTCAAGTGCACAACATTATACTTGAGTATGATGATGGAGACTTGGAATCATTTGTGGATGCTTTAATACAACACAACATAATAAAGGAGATACACTAATGTTATATTTTGCTTATGGTGCTAACACCAACATTGACGGTATGGAATATCGTTGTCCTAATGCTACGAAAGTTGGGCGATTAACTTTACCCGATTGGAAGTTAGTATTCAAACACGTAGCCGACATAGAGATGCATAAAGACGAGCAGGTTCACGGTGTTCTATGGAACATCACTGACGAATGTGAGTCTAGCTTAGATAGGTTCGAGGGTTTCCCACACCTATATCGTAAGGAGTATTTTGTAGTTCGTATGCAAGACGGTTCTATTGAAGACGTTATGTTTTACAAGATGAACAGTGGAGAGTATGCTAGACCTAGTCAAACTTACTTCGATACTATCAAGCAGGGATACATTTCTAATCAGCTACCATTACAATACCTATACAACTGTAGGTAACATCTAACATTGATAAGTCGAGTTATCCTAGTGCTCGGCTTATCTTGCCAATGGATTATCTTCTTCTTTTATATTGTTAATTTGTTCTTTGATTACTGCTATTTCACTTTTTAAAATATTAACGTCATTAACTAACGGCTCTATGTTAACTGACGACTTACCTTCTATAGTTTCTATTCTATTTATAAGTGAGCCTTGAAACACTAGCAAAGAGCCTAGTGTAACGACCACACCAATAACACCAGTGATTATCTTGATATCCATTCTCTATCCTCATATATTCTATCTTTTATTATTACGTTGCTAACGTAAACTCGTTCATCATATCCAATTAAATCTCGGTCAACAATGTTTGGTTGTATAAAAATATCTGCATTTATATTTGCATACGAATCTAACATATTATTATTGTTCTGCATGACTTTGGCAATAATAATCTGTGTCGCCTTCATTTGACCATCAACGGATTTTATTTTCTCAGCTACCTTAGACCTTATGTCGTCAACAGTTATTGATATTTTGGTTTCATTTGGGGATTGTGCTACTGTAGATGTTTCTTCAACTTCACAACCTGCACAACTTTCTTCTGCATTTATTTCTTCTGTAGTTTCAGTGTCTACTATTTCTTCTTCTAACTCTTGCACTATTTCAACTTGTTCTTCAATCATAGGTTCTTCTATAACTTCAACTATTTCTTCTACTGGAGTTTCTGTCAAAACAAAAGTTTCTTCTATAAAGTTTTCTTCGGCTAGAGTAATCGTTTCTTCTTCTATATAAACTTCTTCGATTGTTGGCAATTCTTCTATGAATACTTCTTCAATAAATACTTCTTCTATCTCGGGTTCGATTGTAAGTATTTCTTCTGTTATATTTTTTAGTTCTTCTGCCTGTGCTAAAGAAATAACTGTATTGTCGTAGGTCATAGTTACAGATACTTCATCAACATTTCCTGCACCAAGATATCCCGAACTTGCATCATCACCACTGATAAAAATGTTGCCAATATTGGCATTTGTTGAACCGTAAATTAATGTATCTTCAAATATTTCTCCTGTTATATTGGTAACGTCTGTACGAGTTTGGGTGGACGTTGCTAAAACGTTTTGCTCTGAATCTTTTATTTGTAATCTAACAGTGAATGAATCTGCATCACCACACGAACCACACCAACCACCAGTTCCACCTTCACCATTTTGTACTAAGATACGGCTCTTTAATTCTATTCCGTTATCTAACATTTGTTGGGTGATGGTATCGCTAGTCAAATTAAAATCTTGTTGAATCTCTCCGTAATTTCCAAACTCTAAATCATAATTACTTTCACCAATGTCAGAACCACAACAGTCATTGATAACTGCAACGTCTCCACTGGTAGTCCATCCACTACTATTTCCCGACTCAAAGTCTCCATTAACTATAAGTGAGTTTGTTGTAATGGTTTCAGCACTTAAAAATAGGGGGGTACTAAGGTATACGAGCACTCCCAAAACGGTCAAAATGAGCCTATTAGACCCCTGTTTTTTGGGAAACTTAGTCATTTCTACGTAAACTTTCCTTATATTTGCGATATAGCTCGATTTCAGAGTTTTCTTCTTTACGACTTTCTAGTATCACTTTCATTGCTTCTTCACCTATCAAACTTTTTCCGTTATGCAAAACAGGACAAGGAGTTCCACTCCGTAACATTGCTTCAAAAACTTTTGGGTCATCACATAACAATGATATCCCTGCGACCTTCATACCCATAACTTGACTCAACAACTGTGCTGTCTGTCTTCTTTGGCATTCTTCGTCAATAAAATATTTTCCTGCACTGAATGCAAATACTATTGTACTGGCACCAACACTGACAGGTGTAACACAACTTTTTTGTCCGTAAACACTCATACTCGGAGCATTGGATGGAGACACAGCAGTTTTTGTAGATGAGTTGTGATTCGTAGTATTTGTCGTAACAGGATTACTTCCAGAATTATAATTTGTTACTGCTTCGTAGCCTTGAATATTTGTATTGCTTCCCGATGTATTTGTTTGGGTACTAGATGCGTTAGATGATGTAACATCAGATATTGATTGTTCTATTCCTAAAAAAAGAATAAGCAATATAATTAATAAAATTGGATATGCATATTTCATTTAGCCTTCGCAATAGACGAACCTACATACATTGCAATAATACTTAGTATAATATCTTTGTGCCAAGATAAAATTGCAATACCATTAACTTGATACCATGACATCGCAGTATTTCTTGTGTCGAATATTAACCAATCAGAACCAGTTGTTATTTCAGATTGGATATATATTGGCACTTGGAATACACCTGCGACCATAGGTAAAACTATTATTGAAAACACTGCTGACAAAACAATGATACGTCTTGTCATCTGGAAAAAACTATTTTTATTATTCCTAACTTTATCTCTGCTAATTTCTTCTAGTTTATGATTAGCAGTAAGTTGCTTCATCATTTCAGCTTGTGCATTGGCTTTTGCTCCCATGATTTGCATTATCGCACCTAGCACAGAAGAACCCATTAAATTCAATATCTCAAAACTCATGAGCCAATCACCATAATTCTAATTGATATTAATAACTGTGTTACAATTAAGACAATAAATATCCATAATTTTTTATCACGGTCTTCTTGTTTTTTATTTAACTCCCTAACATCTTTTTCTATATGATATATATGATTATCCTTGAGAGTCTCTATATCTTTTTGAACCAATCCAACAGAGCATCTTATTTTTTCAATCTCTAAATTTAGTTCGTTAGTGTCCTTCATTAGAATGCAGTGCCCAAAATATTATTTGTTGATACTGAAGGTTCATCTGCCCAAGCAACATATAAATAAAAAGCACCTTCTAAGTTAGATTTTCCGTCTGTCGTTACTGGTCTAAATCCCTGAGCATAAAATTCTATATTATCTTGGTTTGCGACTTCTGCTCCACCATTGTTTGCATCATCCATTTTTATATTATGTTGAATAGTATTTCCATGATTACTTCCACTACCAGTTTGTGCAGAATTATCACTACCTAAAGCCACAGTTGTAGATGTTTTCCAAGATGTACTCTCAGAACTATCTTGTCTTTTTATCCAAACTGCTCTCGGTTTAAAACCTGTAAAAATAAAACTACCGTGAACATTTCCATTCCCTTGATAGTGTCCACATCGCACACTTCCATTTGTATTGGCTATAACTATCGCAACATGGTCTTGACCACTTTCGTTTACATTAGCTTTATCACCAACACTAAAAACAGTAGACGTTGGTGCTGTATCATTCCAATACTGATTGTCGTCATCTGAAACTCCACCATCATTAAAAAATTGAATATGGTCTGTTTCATTTATAGAATTTCCCTGACTAGTACGATTCCCACCATGCCAATATGCTTCCCAATGAAATCCATCTTGTGAAATATCTTTAACAATTATAGCATCAGGGATTGCACCAAGCCCATGTGCTATTGTGCCGTTTGCTCCCGTTCCCGTCCATTTGACTACTGAAATTCCTGAATCTGTATTTGCACGAAAAGTAGAATCTATTGTGCCTACTCCTGTTGAACTTGCATCGTTTGTAGTTGTCGAACTTGCTAGTTTAAAAAAATGTCCTATATAGCCACCACCACTTGCATTGACCTCATTCGCACCACCTGTCAAAGTACAACCATCTGACGTTGCACTTGCAATTAATGTCGCAGTGTCTTCACCATCTGTGTTGTTAAAATTAATATTTTTGGTTAATCCTCTGACTGTATCTGTAACACTATGGTCTGCTGTCGCATTTCTTTTTTTAATATGAAACCAATCAGGTTGAAAACCTAATCCTGATATTGTTGTTGTGCTCCCACTACCTGCCCATGTCTTTTCATCATGATGTGCTTTTGGTTTGGCTACTTTTGTGAACGTTGCCATTTATTATCCTCCACTTGATTGAATGTTTTTGCTACATACTGCTAAGTAACCACTCGGTACTGCATACTCAAATAAACCTTGACCGTTGGCATCTGCATTGGATGAACTGACAGCAGTTGTGCCAAAGAATCCCTGACCAAAATTAATATCTATAGTTCTACTTGTTGAACTTGAACTTTGACCTGCAATATAAAAACTATATAATTCTCTGTCTGTATTAGTTAGTGTCTTACCACTATCATTCGACCCAGTCGCAGGATTTCCACTGTTAAAAAATGTACCGTTACGACCGAACCATATTTTGCCTGTAGCACAGTCGAATGCACACATTATAATATCTCCATCAGAAACACCACTACCATAACTAGTCGTACTATTTCCTTTCTGAATCAATGATGATGAGTTTGCAAGAAAACTTACTGCACCATTACCACCATTGCTAGTGGCGACTAGAGCCAAATCTGCATTCCCTTGTTCTATTCTTTTTGGCGATGTTGAATCTGTTAAGTAAACACCTAGTGTCGCACTTGCATCTGCTTTCTGAATCTTTGCTTCCCAATACCACTTGCCACCTGCAAAACACATGTCAATTGGTGCTACTCGAGTTGATGTCGTATCGAATACACCAGTATGACCTGCATTAGTATTAAAGTTTGCACCGTCTTTATTTCTATTCGTACCTGCAGGATTTAATGCAGGAAATTTATTCGTTGCTGTGCTGTTACTTTGTTTTAGATTACCGTTTACCGTAAAATTATTTGAGCCTTTACTATCTAATCCTAGATTCGCACTGTTTTCAAATTTTAACATTGCACCGTTTGTACCTGCAGTAAAAGACGGATTAAGTATTGGCTTCCAGATACCACTTGTGCTATCTGTCTCACCAAACACACTTGGTGCTAAACTTTGTCCGTCCGATATAACCACCATACCCAATTCACCTTCAAAAAAATTTGGTGAGGAACTTGGATGTCTTGCACCTATTAATGTAGCAATACCACTGGCAAAAACTCCTGTATCTGCATTTAGACTTGGATAAGTTGATGTACCGAAAGCAGTAACCTGACTTCCATTTACATATATTCTTACTCTATCTGCTTCTGTACTTTGAGTCGTGTCTACTCGTAAAACAATATGATAAAATGCAGTTGTATCTACAAACTTTGCTTGTGTAACTAAATTAATACTTATACTGCTACTTTGTAGACTTAAAACTTTTATAGTTCCATCTGCTTCAATTGATAAGTGTAAATAATTTGCACCATCATCTTCAACGTCTGAACCGAATATATGTCTAGCATTTGATACTAACATTGATTGTCTGCACCATGCAGAAACCGTAAATGTTTTTTGATTACCTGTTGAAGATGTTGCTCTTGATAAATATGAATTTGCCATTAGTTAAATTGTCCTGTGTTGTTCATACCAACCGTTACAGTAATTGTAAACGCACGGTCTGCTGTTTGAGATTGTGCATCAGTAACTCTAGCCGTAAATGAGAAAGTCGTTTCACTAGATAAACTTCCTGATTCAGTGCCACTGATAACTCCAGTTGATGAATTCAAACTTGCACCTGAAGGCAATGAACCACTTGCTACAGAATATGCTAGAGGTGCATCGCCTGATGCTCCAATTGTAAAATTCATTGTGCCACCACTAGCAACTGTGCCTAGTGAACCTGCTGAAGTTGTCCACGTTGGTGCATCTGATACCGTCAAAATGGCACTGCTACTTCTTACTGCAAGTCCATCAGGATTTTCTACTCTTACAAAATATGTGCCATCTGTTGCTAATGTTAAATTAGCGACTATCGTTGTCGCATTTGTGAATGATACTGAGTTGGCTGTTGTAATAGCACCTGACGTAGACATGACTTCGACATTCGGAACTGTTACAAAACCAGTGCCAGATATCGTAACATTTGTGGCATCGTTGGTGATTGTGCTTGGACTTACCGAACTAATTGTTGGGTTCGTTCCTGCTGATACGTCTGTAAAACTAAGTACACCACTACCGTTTGTTTTTAGAACTTGGTCAGCACTACCATCTGCACTAGGAAGCACAAAGATTTGGTCTCCTGTTAACGCAGGTGCTTCAAAGCCAACAAAGTTACTCCCTTCCATAAATCTCAACTCATTGTTAGAACCACCAATAGATAAGTTACCTGATGTAGTTAATGCACCACCATCAGCTATCGTTAATGCATCGTCTCCGTCTGTAAATTCTATAAGTGCAGTTCTTATTGAGTCTGATTTAAAATATTCTACCGTGTCATTAGTTTGGTCGAGTTTCATGATTTCTATGTTTGCATCATTATCTTCGTTCCTGATATAAAAAATATTGTTAGCTGTATCGTACCAAAATTGATTTGCGAACGTGGTACTGGGTGCAGACGTGCCTGAGCTATTACTACCCAATGCTTGTAATGCATTGTTTAAATCTGTCCGAGTATTCGGAAATGTTTGGTTTGCAATGTTTAAATCGTGTTGACTCATAATACTTCCGTGTTAATTTTCATAATCATAACCCAATTTTTAGGGGGTGTCTATGGTAAGGGCACTTCGATTTGGGGGCTTCTCGAGGCTATTAGACCCCTGTTTTTTTTTAAGTTTCGACATATCCGAAGCCTTTAGCGACATAATCGAAATTTCGGCTTACTACAGAGCCACTACTGTTTTTAAATTTTATGGTAAATCCATCAGGAGTTTTACTAGTCAATTCATAAAAATCACCAGTGGCTAAACTCTGTGCAGATATTCCTAGACCTTGTAATTCTTTAAATGCAGGATTGAATGTTATAACTTTCCCTGATGCTGATGTTCCTGATGCAACATCATCCTCTCCAATAGTTCTGTCAGGCATGTCGACTGTCGCAGATAATTCATAAATAGCAGGTGATGCAGTTTGAGTTGTGGTAGTTAACTTTGCTCTAAGTTTTATAAATCTTGCTTTGTAATCTCCTAAAACATAATTCCGAAAATCTGTGTAAGTAGAATTGTCATCAGACGTTGATATCAAAAGTTCAACATTAACGTCATTATGGTCATCGTATGAGCCATCGAATAAACCATCTTGTGCATCAAACCTACCAGTTCTAGAATCAAACAAACTCGAAGTATCGAACCTGTTATATTTACAAACAAAAGTTACACGACTGTTGTATATAGCACCTAAATCAAAAACTGGAAAATCATAGAGACCGTCTAAATTGAATCCTGTGCTTCCTCCATCATCAAAGTTACCAGTTTGAGAATCAAATAAACCAACTCCGTTGTCAAATAATTCGCCTTCTAATATTTCTAAAAACTTCGTTCCATCTCTCTCTACTACTTCTAGTTCTTCTTTAGTTCCAGAAAAATTTGGGTGCTCTGTAGCAGTAGCGACAACATTAAAATCTCTAGTAATAGAATTTAATATTACAACTGACTTAGTTGAATTAGTACTTTCTAATCCTAAAACATCGACTGCTTTTATCATGTAAGTTCCAGTCTGTGCAGGTAACACAATTGTATTCGCAGGTCTCGCAACTTTTTGTGCTACTATTAAACCTTCTTCATATTTAGTTCCAGTAGTTAATGGGTTGTGTCTGATTATATAATGAGATAAATCTAAATCTGACACTGGTGTCCAACTTAATGAAACTAAATCTCCTACAACGTTCGATGAAAAGTTAGTAACATCACTTGGTGGTGCAGTTTTACCAACAACTTCATGGCTTACAGTGGTGAATTCAGAATGCACATTGAATGCATTAATCGTCCTTGCTCTAACATTATAAGTCGCACCGTCTTCTGCATTTACAAGTTCAAATACATTATTTTTGCTACGACCTAATGTTACAAAACTACTGCCAGTAATATTTGTGTTCTGTGCTTCTACTTCAAATTCATTTGCAGTTCCAGAGCCACTGCTTACCGTTACTTCTAAAACAGTTATAGGTGTTTCTGCAAATGCTCTTAATGTATCTGTTACAGTTAAAGATGGTGCACTTACATCGGTAACTGAAGGTAGTGTAGTGTTGTCCAATGTAAATACGTTTTCTTCTGCACTCCAATCATAAACACTTGATGAAGTTTCCTGTAATATAACCATAATTGTTGGTGTAATAGATTGTGAAAATTTCCATTCTGCAACTTCAAAAACTTTACTCGAAAAACCTAATCTAGTATTTGTAATGTTAACAGTATCACCTACTTCTAATTTAAAACCTGTAAGTTTAATTTGTGCTGATAAAACTATTTGTTGTCTATTTTTAAATAATGCTATTTTAGCAATTCTTTGTGCAGTAACACTAGATGTTGTAAATGGTAAATCAATATCTGCAAATATTTTTTCACCACCATCTTCTGTTACAAATGTTGAACTAGAAACCATTGGATAGTCTGATGGTTGCCAATCTGATTCTTCTGAAGTAAATATACCTTTAACTGTATTAAATAAATCTTTTCTAGATTTTTTAGATTCTATTTCTATGGATGAAACGAAATCATCATCAGTTAAAGTAATACTAGGTGATGTAAACTGACCACCTTTCAAAATAAATTTACCGTTAGAATATGATAGAACACCTGCACATGAAGTTAATAAATCTTCTAAAATTTTTTGTGGTTGTATGTTTGCATAAATTACACCATTGCAAGTATATCTTTTTTCAGTTCCTCCTGCAGATAAAGGAACATTCTCATCACACAAATTTGCCATAGTTGTAAAACTAGTGGTATCAATATTATTAGTTGAAATATTTAAACCCAATTTACTATCAGTCAGATAATCAAATATTGCCAATGCAGGATTAGATGAAAAAGAAGTTGATGATGTTCTAAAGTCTAAAAGTTTTTTGCCTTTAATCTCTGCACTTATATTTGGTACACCATTTGGAAATGCATCAGCATTCGCTTCTAGTCTAGCATAAATGTAAGATATACCTCTGAGTCTATGGTCGTTTGTCCATTTACTACTTTCTGAAACTAAATCTGCATCTGCTAATTGTGAGTCTGAGCCTTTATGTAACTTCAATCTAATCATACCACTCGTAGCATATTTAGATGGTGCAGTTACTTTAAATCTTGTCTCTCCGTTTGAGTCTGTTCCATCACTTGCTATAGTTAATTCGTCTTCGTTGAAATAAACTTTTTCAAATGATTGTATTTCGTGAGATGCAAGTTGTATTACAATATGCATAAAATTAAAATTACTAGTGGATTCCATAAATACTATTCCACCTGATTTTTTAGATTCACCAAATACCATATCTCTATTGATGATAGGTTGTTTTATCATCAAACTTCTGTTGCCACTTTGTTGTTGGAAATTTTGTTGTTGTAGACTCGATAATTTAGGTTTAGGTGCTAGTGCCATTCCTGTAGCAACTAGTGTTGCACCTTTAGCAACAGTTATCCAAAATCCTGCACTAGCGATACCACCTGTTGCACCTGCCATAACTGCAGTACCTACTACAACTAGTATTTGTGAAACCGTTTTACCCATGTCTATAGAACTCCTTATTAGACTGAGATGATATTCTGTATATATTAAATTCGTTGTCCATTCTTACGTAATTTACTCTTTGATTTATTTTTAGTTTATTAGCGAAGTAATCTTTAGTCCACTTAATGATTGACTTAATATTATCTTTTGCTACAAAATCCACTAACCATACAATGTCTCCACAATTCCAATCTAGTATTTCTCCTGTATCTAAAAATATTTTTTCATTCTTAGTATCTAGATAACACCATGAAATGAATCCAGTAACATTATCATCAGTATAAAATACTTTGTATTGCTTTGTATCTAATGTTGTTAGTAAGTAAAAAAATAATTCTTCGTTAGATGTATACTTATATTTATTAAAAGATTTATATAACTCTATGATTGAATATATTTTGTTGAATTTTTTTGCAATTATATTCATGCATCCTTACTTCCACCACCCCAAACTACAGATTTATTTTGCAAAGAATCTACAAACTCTAGACCTTTATCATCAGGAAAAAACTCTTTTTGGTCTTGGTCTGTGTATCTTCTGTTTGTAGGTCTCTCTAATGTTACTAATTTATTTTCTACATCTATAGATATTTGCGAGGTTTGACCATCTTCTACAATAGACATTGTATCAATGAAACCTTCAAAAGTTTGATAAGGTGTATCGACTACTGCTTGTGAATCATCCAGTACGCCAAAAAATATTTTGACTAAAGTTCCCTGAGCATCTTCTGTCAATGCTGAAGATATAATGCTACTGTCTAATCCACTAAGCGATATCTTTACACCGTTGGCTCTTATGTCTGCTGATTCATCTATTTGGCTTAAAGATAACAAGTTGCCTGAACCTGTAAATGTGCTACCACTTATAGTTATCTCTGAGTATCCCGTCCATAATCTTAAAGGTGTAGGAAAATCTACATCAACTGCAAAAAATGGTTTTAAATCAGTTGATGTAATCTGATTATTAAAATTAGTTCCTAATGAACGTGTCATTTTTTAATAATTTTCTTTTTAGATTTTTTCTTAGTAATTTTTGGTGTTGATTTTTTTTCTTTTGGTGCATCAACTTTGACTTCAATAGCTTTGCCATCTTGTATAAAGATGTTAGCTAAATCTTTTTTCCATTGTGCATCGCAGTCTAAAATTTCGCCTTCGGGATAATTTCTTGTTGCATTACCACTTTCATTACTTGTTCCGAATGTATCCATTATCATTTTGATTTTCATTTACTTTGTACCTCTAGTTCATACATTTTTTCTACGACTTGCTCCCACGATATAGGCTCAGTCTCCCATTCGATACCACCATAAAGATAATCTATCCTACCTTCCAACTTACCTTTGACACTAAATTTGGCATTTGGGTCAATCTTGTAAATCGCCTTGATGATACCTAACTCTTTATTTGAATACGGTAAATTCATACACACATTCTCTCTCCCGTTAAGACGGGGAGGACAATGAGTAAACCTCCCCGACTCGACTAGTCAATTAAGACTTATGCATCCTCGCTGTCATGAGGATTCCCTTTAACAACAACAACTCCAATTGGGGTTCCGTTGCTATGGGTTCCTGTCGCATCAATTTTGCATCTGATGTAACGTTTTCCACCTATGTAACCTATTTGGCTAATTTGTGGAGTTTCACCGTTAGCATCTAATGTTAAAAAGATACCGTTAGAATCAACACTACCTTCAGTAACACTTGTTGAAGATGTTACTGCAGTATAAGTTGAATCATCATCTGATTCTTGAAGTATGAAATCAAACTTCACTGAACCTGATAGAGTATCTCCTTCTGCACCTGAGTTAACAACAACCATTGCTGACTCAAAGCCTTTCAAGTCAACACCAGTACCGTTGGCATCGGATGTTACGACTGCAGGAACTTGTGTTGCAACTGCAACTGTTCTATTACTTATGTCTCTCATGCTCTACCTCCTTACGCACTAATGTTTTGTAGTCTTATTGCTTCAGGCAATACGACTGTGCCACCAACTCTACGTCTAGCGACATAACGTATATTTCCACTCGTTGCTTGTGAGTATGGGTCTCTCATTACTGAAAGGTTGACTCTGTCAACAATTGTGTATGCTCTACTGAAATCACCAAATGCAATTGGTTTTGCACTTGATGCTATTGAAGGCATATCAGTTGCTAAAACATAAGGGAAACCAACAATAGTGTTTGGTGCACCACTTACTAAGTTTAGTCCAACGTGGAATATTTTTTGACCTTCGCCATCTTCTAATTGAAGAACTTTAGCGAAAGTTGCTCTGCTCATGACGAACCTTGAGTTACTTAGATATTCAGATTTAATTGCATATACTAAGTCAAGTAATCCGTTAGCAGTAAGAGCCGAACCTGCACCTGAATTGGTCGAGCCAACTCCTGCAGAACTATCGGTAAATCCTAAAGGTTGTCCAACACCACTTCCAGATACAAATGCAGTACCTTCAGCTTTGCTAAATTGCTCAGAGAATTCACTAGCCATTTCTGACTCAAGATTGAATGCACTGTCTTCTAACATAGCTTGTGATATATCAATCAATGCATATTGTTCATGTGCATCAATTGCTAACATACCAGTTGTGTAGCCTGTAGTCTCACTTCTAGTTCCAGTCTCAGTTACCCATTGAGCACTGAACTGACCAGTTCTTTTTGGAATCTCAATTCCTCTCTTTGTAGTTTGTCTAACTCTTGCAATTGAACGTATAGGAGAGACTTCAGTTACGGTCTTTATAATTTCTTCAACGTATTCACTGGGTGCATAAAAACCACCTAATGTATCATCGGATTCATAAAGAGCTTTCTTTTCCATCTCATCTACTTCACCTTTACGAAGCCAATCACCGAATGCTTTAGTTCTTACGTCTACATCTTCAGATTTAACACCTGATGGTCTAGCTATAACAGCTTCAAGTTTTTCGATTTTCTCTTTTGCTTCTTCAAGATTTTTTTGTTGTAGTTCTGCAGTTTGTTTCACTTCTGCAAGTGAAGCAATGTCTTCAGACATCTTGTCAACTTTCTCTTGTTGTAAAGGGTCAGCATGTCCTTTCTTTTCAATTTCTTCTAGACGAGTTTTGTTCTCTGCTTTGAATTCTTCAAACTTCGAGCCAAGTTCATCTAAAACTTCTTTGATTTCTTCTGACATAATTGTCCTCTAGTTAAGTTTGTTAATTAAATGCTTAATACTGTCGACAACTTCGCATTGCTCTTTATTAAAAGATTTATGCAGTATACTTGCACTGTGTTTTGCAACAGAATTAGACATACCTGCATCACACAAATATTTTTCTAAATCTCTTACGTCCATTTCAGCTAATTTAACTTTCGTTATTTTAGCTTTTGGATTCATTGGAAATGTAACCATAGAAATTTCCATTAAGTCTACTTCTTTGATTACTCGTCTTTTACGTTTATCATCATATTTATATCCATCAGGGTTCATTTTATACCCAATAGACATCGCATCAAGTGCACCCATTTTCATGAGTTCATAAACTTCACGACCTTTCTGTGTACCCATTGCAAGACGACCTTTAATTTTTAGACCTTTATTGTCTTCTTCTATTGAGTCGATTACACCAATGGGTTCATCAGTTTTATGTTGATAAAGTAATTTTATTTGGTTTGGTTTTTTTTGTGTTATAGATTTTAGAAATGAACCTTTACGAATAACATCATTACCTAAATCTTTATTGTTAAAGACAGATGCATAACCTTCAAATGAACCGTCATCATCTGTTTCTATTTCTTTATACTCACACTCTACATCTAGAATGTCTTTAATGTCTTGTAATATATTTTCCATTTAGTAATCCCTAGCAATCCATTTGACTTATAATAACCCATTGCTTTTTTTTGCACAACTAAATTTAGGGGGATGCTATGGTATACGAGCATAGCCAAAACGGTCGTAATCGGGCTATTAGACCCCTGTTTTTTAAAAGAAAGTGCAGTTTAAGGGGTAAACTGCACCATGAGGGGTCAAATATGAATGTTACTAGACTGAAAATAACCTAAATAAATTCACTTGTATACTTGACAGTTTGTCATATATAGACAATAATGGTTATAACAAACGTTAAATAGGAGTTAAAAAATGAAATTTACAAATGACGAGTTAAAAGAAGTGAACTATATACTCAGTTATTTTATGAGTAGAAAATGGAATAAATTGATAGATGCGATTGATGCCGAGAGAAATAACCTATCAATCGAGAAAGCAAAAAAAAATCCAAATGAAGATTATATTGCTAGAATGTTAGTTGACATTACTGACTTGCAAAGACAAAGAAGTGTTTGGGCAAATGTTACTAAAAAAGTAAGAAAAGCATTAAACATACAAGTATAAAATATAGGAGTTAAAACATGGAAACATTATATTGGAATGATAAAAACTTAAAACAAATAACAAAACTTAGATTCATTAGCACAAAGGGATATCGTTGGTGGGATTTATCATATTGTTTAGGTATTGATTATGATGGTAAAGAAGTAAATGTATCTGTACCTTTCTGTCATATACCTAAAGGTAAGGGAAATATCAATAGACATATTCTCGATTGGGCTAAAGATGACGGAGTTTATGTAAAGGGTCTTAACATATTTAATGTTATTTCTTGCTTCCAATGAAAGTAGATAATCAAATATTTTCAGATGAACCTCTACTAGACGAATACGGTCTAGTAGAGAAGGCTATTTATGACAAAAGAGAAAAGTTTATAATAGATGAAACTTTTTACAGACGAGGTAAAATTAGATATTTAATAGAAGGTCATGATTGTCATACTGAAAAGTTGTTAGCAAAATCTGATACTGCTGAAAAGACTTTATCAGAACTTTTATCGGCTCGAGAAGATATCTATTACTAATCCTCAACAATTGTGTCTACATCAAAGTATAATGTTTGACACCTACAATTAATTACATTCAATGCACCACCTTTCGTATCACCAGTGTACTCCATTGGAATCTCTGCTACACCTCCTCCTGCGACTGGGGTGTATATAATAAAATCTTCATCGTACGGAATCGGTGGTCTAGTATTCATTACTTTGTGCCAATCTCTAGTTCTATCATCATTTGCTGACAACCATGATTTCTTTTTACCTTTCAAAAATAAGTTTCTAGCAACTTCATGCTGACCATAACTTAATGCACTGTGAGTTTCAGTCCTAGCAATTACTTTGGCACGTGTTCTGCTAAATGCAGTAGATGAAGATATAGCATCAGCAGTATCTATCTCAGATAATCTATCGTCTAATGATTTTTCAATTACTCTTTGTATTTTTTTCTTTGTAGTTTGAGTAACTCTTGTAACCTTCTCTGCAGTAGTAGAATTGATGTATGCACGTACAATTGGGGATATTGGTACGAATCGACCATCTTGCTCAATAATTATTTCTTCTTGCTTTAATCCTTCTTCTTGCTTCATTTTATTGCTTATTGCAGTAACAGTTAATCTGACATTTTTGTTCATTGCTTGTGATACATCCCTGTAAAAATCATCATAGTATTCTTCTGAAATAAAATTGTTGTTTAGATATTCTCTTTTTGCACGATTACTATATCTTTGAAAAATTTTTTCTAAACTTACTCTCAATGGTTTTGATAATGACAACATCATTCTTAACATTGCTCTATAATGTTTTCTTTTACTTATTCTCTTTATCGCCATATAACAACCACTGAACTTCGTTTAATAAATCTTGTTGAGTTCCAAATGTACTGTTGAACCACTTAGGATTCAAGTGATACGACTCTTTTGATGTACGATGATGATAAGGACAAAGTGGTATTGTCTCAAAGTTAGACGAACGTTTCGACATTGTTTTATTTGATATATGATGTATCTCAGCAGGAGTTCCGAAATATCCAATCTTGCGACATGCGATACATCCTAATTCGGCTACTCTTTTTAAATGTTTCCTTTCAGTCGTCTTCATCACTCATTTCTATAAACCAAAATTCTTCAACGCAAGTTTTAAGTATAACAGAAATACCACCAATCCCCGAGTCTTTAGTCAATGCATTTGCTACCTTAAATACCTTATCGTCTTCTTCTACCAACCATCCTATAGTTTGACATACTTCGTATTTACATTCCCTTATATCGTCTATCCATGATGCATCAGCAGTATGGTCTAACCACTCTATCATGACCAATGGATATGTTTTCATACTCTGTATCTTTTACCTCTGAAATATGCTGACCTATGAATATTACTGACTTGCACAAATTCGGGATGCACAGTTTTTTCTTTTGGGTCGACAGTGATAACAACAAAGCCGTTATTCCAATCGTTTGCTATATTGTCCTCTAAATACGGATGATATGCTTCTGATAAATGACCTGTTTGTATTGCCATAGCAGATGAAGTGTAAGTATTAAATGTTCTATAGTTTAACTGATGTGTATGTCCTGTAACGACATGCAGTCCTGCTCTCATAGAGTTTTGATATGCAGTATGTATACCACCCCTCATACGATGTTTCAGCATCACCGTGTCGTCTAACAAGTGAGACATAGACCATGACCAATCTGGAAAAATATTTTGTATTTTGAATGATTCAAAATCTTTGAATGCTCTACCCCAAGCCATCGCACTTTTAGATATTCTAGTTTCATGATTTCCAAACGTAGCAAGTTGCACGATAGGATACTTAGCACCGTTAACTATCTTTTGTATTTTGTTTAATTGTTTTTGTGAATCTAATATCTCTTGTTGTACTGTACGTTCTTCGGGTCTTATCTCAGTGTGATATTTAGCGAACGTTGACAAAATAGATAAATCCATAATATCTCCATTAGCAACTAAACATTTAAGTTCTCTGTTGAATGTTAAATCTTTTAAAACTTTTAAAAGTATTTTATATGATATCGTTTCATCACCTTCAAAATGTGCATCAGAAAAAACAACCATACAGTAAGGATGTTTAGACACAGAAATAATGTTTGTTTGTGGTGGTAAGTTTGCACGTTCTGTGCGAGTTACATAATTATACTTGTTCTTATGTGGTAACAGAGTTTTACCAGTAAGTTCTTCTGCCTGTTGTCTATAGAATGTCATCGTTCCCGAATCAGTAGACATTCCTAAATATTCAAAAACATCTTTTTGACAAGTCATCTGTGGTAAGTGCCAAGCACGTACAATCTGATGTGCAGTATTAAGTGAAATGCTAGAAGCATTTGTACTAGGCATAATCTCTCCTAGTTAGATTTTAGAGGATGTCCAGATGGTAATAAGTCTAAATCAAATTTACCACTTCTAAACTTCCCTGTTCTAACTGCAACTAAAAACGCATTCACTCTCGCATAAGCCCAACGGTCTTCACCACCTTGTGCCCGAACTGATGGTCTGACAGAACTTGGGTTTGTTCTATATGCACCTATTCCTCTACGGAATACTGCAGATAACATTCTTAGTGTTACTCGTTTACCTTTCTTATCACCGTGTTTCTCATTATGTTTATCAACCTTTCCTTGCAATCCTTTCCTAACACTTGCTGATACTGCAGGTGCTTTTTCTTCATAGGCTTTACATTCTTCGTAAGTTTGTTCTTCACATTCAAAGTCATCATAAGATTTATCACGTTCTCTCATTATTTGATTTCTTTTTGTTTTAGCAAATGAGAATCCTGCATCACCTCCCCACAGTGCCCACGCAATTCTACCTGCACTTGGGTACCCGTCTTCACCTCTATCGAATCCTTGACCTTGTTTGTCAACTTCATGTCTTGAGAAAAATGAGTACATTCTTAAAACTGTGTTCGGTGATAATCTTGTTTTGTTTGCTATGTCTCTTGCTCTTGCTACACCCACTGCAGTTCCACCTCTGTTAAATTCTTTTCTCCATTCTAATCCACGTCTAGCTTCGGATGCCATCGCATCTGTAGGAGTTAAGTTTAAATCTTCAAGTGCTTTTTTGTCTTTGCTTCTTTGTAATGCTTCCTCCCAATCTCTGTGATTCCGACAAGGCATGTATATCGTTACACCATCTTTTTCATGAGTATGAGTTCCTACACAACCAATTTCTTCTGCTCTATCTATTGCTTCTTCTTCTGTAGTGTACTCATCGAAACCTACACGTTCTTTAGTTCCTTTAATTAGATTCACATAATCATCGTGTGATGTACAAGGCATGTAAACGGTTCTCCCATCTTCTTCATGAGTATGTGTTCCAGTGCATCCTATTTGTTCTGCTCTGTCCTCTGCTTCTTCTCTAGTTGTATAAGTATCAAGTGCTACTTGTGTTTTAGTTTCACCGTATGCTAAATCATAAAGTTTTTGATTACCTTCTGAATCAACTGGTTTATCATTATCTTCGGGAGATACTTGTTCTTCTGCTTCTCCAATTGGAAATAAGTTTGATGGTATATATAAATCATCAGCACCATCGATTGGGTCTAGTCCTAGTTTTTCTCTAGCTTCATTCCTAGTAATGATTCCTGCATTAACTGCACTCTCTACATTACTAAAAGTTTGTTTTGTCTTTTCTGCCATAGCAGGTATAGAATTTATATCATATCTAATTTGAATGTTGCCTGAGTATAGTGGTGATAAGTATTCGTTTAAATCTGATTCAACACGTTTGAGTAAAGGTATAACTGTTTCTTCATACAATGCTAGTTTAGCAGTCTCCATGTTTGAGTATGTGTTTGCTTCGGGTATGCCTATAAGTTGTGCAGGTACACCAAAGCATAATGCAATTTCTCTTGCTGATAAATTTAACAGTTCTAGAAAATCCATGTCTTTAGGATTTAAACCAAGTTGTTGATAAGTAAAGTTACCTTCTAACAACATCGGTCTACCAGAGTTATGACTTCCTTGAAATCTAAATTCTAAATCTTCTAATAGCCTTGCTCTTTGCTCATCCGTGAGACTCGCACTCATCCCTGTCTCATCAGTTGGCTCAAACTTGAGCATACCTGACGGTGTGCAACCATTTTTTAAAAGAGCAACATTATGTAATCCTGCAAGGTTATGTTGGTCGATGTTATATGCACTTGCCATAATAGGAGACAACCCGTAAAAATCATCTAGTGGAGACCATAACTTAGTTTGTTTAATTTGAGACATACCTGTCGTTGCATCTACTGGATATGATTTGACTACACGTCCGTCTATACAGTAATCGTATGAAAGTGGAACGACAGACTCTCCACTAATTATTTTTATTCTATCGGGTCTTAATAAATATAATTCTTTTGCAGGTCTTAGTGCATCTGAATCTCTTAAAATATAGTTATTCCCTGATATCATGAGATACGAATACAATGAGTTGAAAAATTCTACTCCTGACTGTAAAGGGTTGGGTCTCTCAAGCAATGATATTAACTCATGGTTATCGAGCAGATTATCTCCATCATAAACATCTATCTTTACTGCTGATGCTGAGTTACTAATTAATTGAATACATCTATGACATATTGCATTTTCTTCGTATGCTTCCTTTGCTATCTCTTTATATTTTCTAGAAGACTTGGATGAGTATGCACTTAGTTTACTAAACATTACTTTTGGTGCTTCTTTTTTTTGTAGTGGTTCTTTTTGTGTTTTAAAAAATTTGTCAAATATACCCATCAGCTAATCCTAAATATTGCTTTTCCCGAAGCCTGTAAACTAGTAATAGCAAATACCAATGCATCGAGCCTATCAGGTGAGTTTACACTATTTCCTGTGAAATGGCACATTTGTTCTTCTAGGTCTTTGAAATAACCTACATGATGTACCTTTCCTTGCTCGTACAAACTACTTACTGGTTCTGCTCTTAACATTTTTCCCTTCATACTTCTAACTGGTCTGTAAGGTACTTTATCATCTTGCACTCTTAACAAACGTTCAATTAAGTCGCCACCGTTATTTACTTCTGCAACAATATAATTTGCTTCGTACTCGTAATATAACCCAATTGCTTTACGAATCCAATCATCAGGTGTATATATTCCACTTCTATCATCTAACACATAATATTCATTGTTGACACCTCGTCCTACTACAATCAATCCAGTTTCATCAGAGTTTTCGTTACTGGTTACTGCAGGGTCAACACTAATAACAACTTTTGTTAGTTCTACTTTGTCTCTAACTCTTGCTTTGTCTATGTCTTCACGTTTGAACAAACTACCTTCAATGTCTTCGAGTATCTCAGCAAATAATTCTTGCCTACCTAGTCTCGTGTTCTCATAACGTTCTCTTAACATTGATATGGTTGACTTAGCTAAGTTGTCTTCATTCTCAAACGTTGAGCCTGTTATCTTCTTTACATCATCACGTTCAAACAGTTCTTTTACTAAAGGTGTTGGTCTTGGTGTTGTTGTGATTATGCATTTAGGTGATTCACCCAATCGTAAAGCCATCATCAAGTTATCAAACGTATCTCTGTATCTCCATGATGCTAACTCATCGCACCATGCTCTGTGAAAGTTTTGACCACGTATCCTATCTGCTTCTGTTGCAGGGAATCCAATTATCTTTGAGCCATTGTAAAAAGTTATCTCTGATGCAGATTTGTTATAACCTTTATATGCAAGTAAATCTTTATCAAGCAACGTTATGATTCCAGAGTCTCCTTGAAAACAAACTTTTGAAAGGTCTGAATATGTTGGTGCAACTACACCACATATACTATTGGGGTGTGTGAGACAATACTCAATTATATTCATTGCACCTGAAATTGTCTTACCGAATCCACGTCCTGCGAGTAACAGATAAATATTATATTTGTCTTCGTCAACTATGACTTGTTTTGGACGTGCCTTGTTCGTTATCCACTCGTCCAGTAGAAGCATCGCTTTCTTCTCTTTGTAGTCTAGCTTCTCTAAGTCTATTAACAATTCGTCTGACTCTTGACTCATCTTCGTCTGCATTGATTACCTCCAGTGTACTTGTATCTCTCCAACCTGCTTGACACTTTAACCAAAAAATACCTGCTGTTACTGCACCTTGTCCTTCACCTGTAGCAATTCTGTATAGATTCTTTGCTACCTGTGCATTCGCTTCTGCTTTCCCTTGTGTCAATTCTTCGTTGTAGTATTTAGTCAAAGTATTTCTAGCAATGCCCAATATGCTACATATCTGTTCTTGTGTTATACCGAGACCCGATAAACTTTTTACCATTTTGCTCTTTTCTTCTGACTTGTCGATAATCTTTGGCATGATTCGATTCTAATACTCTTTTTAATAATGTTCAAATAAATTACTTATCTTGCACTGGATACCATGCTTTTGAATACTTATAATTCTTAATATTCTTCATTTTAAACACCGAGTCTTGATATAATAAGTCAATCTCTTTGACGGATGCACCTATTTCTTTACCTACATCAGTATTAGACCATCCGTGTTTATCAATCAACTCTCTAATCATACCCGACATTTTAAGTGCTACATGACTACCTTTAGCACGATTCATACGTACTGTTAATATCATTGCTTTATCTCTTGGTACGTCAAACACAACACATGGAACTCTGCCGTCATATTTTTGTTTTAATGCTTTAGACTGTTTAGACAACATTGTCCTATGAAACCCGTCTATAATTATTTTATCTTTAGAAATAATTATAGGTTGTACCCAACCAACTTGTAATATATTTAACTCTAGTGCTTTTAACTCGGCATTCATTACAATGTTTGGGTTGTAGTCATTGGCTACTAATGCTTCTGCATCAATCCATTCTATTTTTTCAATCGGTTCTTTTTTCATATACACATTTACTAATTGGATAAATTTTTCTTTTGTATTCACCTGTCATAAAGAAATCTAACAGATGATAAATAGGGTATGCATCAGGCGACTTTCTGTGTGCGACAACTGCTTGTTTGAATCGTTCGTATGCTAAATGTTTTTGTCTAGGTTCGGTTATATATTCTTTAACGTATTCTAGTATTGTTTGTAAGTCTTTTCCGTACTTATCTTTTATCTTGTCTTTGTTATATTCTTTATAGTATTTGTCTTGCAATATCATTTCGGGAAACAACGTAATTACTTGTTGATACAATATAGGGTCGAGGGTTCTTAGTTTATAAAATCGTTTACTTGCTTCATGATGTATTGGTGTTGCGACTCTTAGTGCTTCATTATTCCACATTTGCATATTGTACAATGGACAATACTCAATATCATTATCATAAAAATATTTGAATACATCATCTTCTTGCCAATCG